ACAGCGGAGAGGAAGAAGAAATCGAAATTGGCGAAGAAGCAGGACATCCCGGAAAGCCCTGTCGACAGTGCTTTGGGCTCTTCAGGAGACCATACACCGACTATGGAGGAGGACCAATTAGCAGCGAATCTAGCCATGCTGGAAATCAGGATGAAGCAACTACACGATCTCAACAACATCTAACTAAAGATTGCCCAATACAACGAAACGATATACCACGATATAGGATAAAATCAGATCGGACTACGAAATGGAATTTAGATTTAGATTTTTATAAATTTTTCGACAAAGAATTTGTGGATAAACACGCGCCAGATTTGTTAGAAAAGTTCTGTTGGCCAAGTAGGGATGATTTATCGATGTTACAGTCGCTAGCGTATCACTCTGAAAAACACATGGAGGTGAGGAAGAATTTCCAATCTCCTAGTGTGTCGGAGAAGGACCAAGTGACTAATATGTTGGAAGATCTCTACAAGCCGATACATGGGACTTTTGATAAACGTGATTTGGATAGACGTCTGTTCATAGATATTTTGAAAGAAGTAGATTTGGACGCTACACCAGGGTATCCTTGGAAAGACACGTACAAAACCAACAAAGATTTTCTACAGAATGAGGATGGAACGCCGAATATGGCTAACATCGAACTCTTGTACCAGGTCGTTGAACAACGATTGGAAGACCTTAAAACTAAGCCTGTGGCTGATGATATTTCTCTCTTTATAAAAGATGAGTTGCATAAATCAACCAAAAAGGACAGTGGAGCATGGAGAATGATTTCTTCAGTAGGTCTGACGGATTGTTGTGTCGACCGGGTTCTCTTTGGAGAGTTCTTTAAAAGCTTATACACGGTGAATGGTTACACTCAAACTCCGAATAAGGCAGGTTGGAGCCCCTATAAAGGGGGTTTCAAATACTTGGCTAGGAAGTTTAAGATGACAACAACTAAACAGCTCATGAAGGATAAGAAATGTTGGGATTGGACCATGCAAGCTTGGATAGCCGATATACTGACTAAGACCATGATCAGGTTCTGTGGTTTTTCCGATCCGATTAGGATAGGACAAATAGTGAACAGGATGTTGGTTTTGTTTAAGTATGATGTGTTCAGATTTGGTGAAATCAGGTTTAGTCAACTCTTCGCTGGAATTATGAAATCCGGTTGTCTTGGCACTATCGCTTGGAACGGTATGGCACAGGTTTGCTTGCATTTGCTTGCTTGCTTACGTATGCGCATCGATCCTTATGCGAACGTGCCTGACGTACTGGGTGATGATACAGTGCAGGGGTTGATGGAACAACTTGAAAGATATCTAGAACAGATCGAGAAAGCGGGTTGTATCTGTCGAGAATTTCAGATAGTTTCCTTATCTCAGGGAGAGCAAATTGAGTTCGCAGGGCATCATTTTGACTTGCATAAGAGTATTCCGGCTTACACTGGAAAACACTTGGCTATGTTATTAACGACCAGTGAATTTAAATTACAACAGCTCGAGAGTTACTTGCGAATGTATGCTTACGATCCAGAAATGTATTGTAGGTTAGTAGCTTGGATAACTCACCTGGGAGGTAGGATTTATTCAAGGGAATACTTGATGGATTGGTACGAAGGATTGGTCGAATAAATTAAGAAGTCAAAATTAAAAGAAAATTGCTTAGTTAAGTTTGAGAAAAGAAAGTTTCGCGCTTAGAAAATAAGTTAGTAGTACTCTAGTTTAGTTCTGATAAGAGTTTGGCCCGACTGCTCCGGTTTAGGGTGTCGCAGATAGCGAGCTCGGTATGTTTGAAAGGTTCCTCTTGCGAGGTAAATCTGTGTGTTTATAATAAAAACCAAATAAAAGAATAAAAATAGTGAGTGCTTTGTTGTCGCTTCGGTGACCTAATTAAGTAGTATGAATGCGAGAGTGTGTTAATTGGTCTAGCTAGCCAATTAACCAAATAACATCTCACTTCTATTGTGTGCAATGAGCTGGCG